AATGGTAAACCATCTTGGTCTACAGGTTGTGATTCCTCACGCCCTTGAAAGTGTTGCTGATGAGTTGCTTGGGCTTGGGCTGCGCCCTTCTTCATTACCCAATCAGCAAAGGTCTGTGCATTCGCAATGACTTGTTGAGGCGTACCTCCCAACTCGGCTGCTGCTTTTAATGCGGTTTGTCTAATAATGCTCTCATCCTTTGAGGTGGTTGAACCTCCAGAAGTGGTAGGTGCATTATTTGCATATTGAGGGTTAACAGGCTTTACCGTGTAGTAGGTCTTGCCGTTGTACTCTCTTGGAATGTAATCGTAAGTAGCCTCTTGTCCTACTACGAACTTGTTTTGATTCGGGTCTTTGGAATTGTACTTCCCATTATCTCCGTTCTCAAATGTTACATAGAACCCATAAAGTGTTCCATACTGCCCCTGATAAGGCTCTCCTGCGGACTTAATGTCCTTGACAATAGATGTTTTAGTCATCGTATTTAAATTTAGTTAATAGTTCAAAGTTAATTAAAATGTTGATATGTCATCAACCCAGAGAGGAGTTTTTTCTCCCACATAAGAATTAAATGTATTGTAATCCAAAAACTCTATGGCTTCTTCCCAACTCATATCTCTGGACATTACTTCAATGCATTTCTGTTTTGAGTAGACAACCTTCCAAAGGTTTGGCTCAAATCCAATGATAGCATCATCAAGACCATCAGCAAAAAGAACCTCATCTTCTTGAGCGTATCGCTCAATTATTATTTCCTTCACTTAATACAGGATTTATGAGTTCAACTTCAACTTCACAATAATTCCTTTCAACATCCTTGTCATAGCGGATAGTGAGCTTGTGATAGTATTTAGGACTGTCATCAGGAATCCATCCGTTAGCAACGAGAGTATCAGCAACAAACTTTGAGACAAGTACATTATTGTCCACATCGGCACGAGTATTGTACCTAATACTGATAGTGCAGCCCTCTGCACAATGGTGGTCGTAACGAGCCAATTCTTCTTCAACGATTTTTTTATAGCCATCTTTAATTTTTTTACGATATGTCCAATGCTTACCTGCATATAGACTATTTAGACTTATAGTTTTTGGCAATTTCAGCAGAAGTCTCAAGGTATTGTTCATAAGCGATGTATTCTAATTCTTTCTCTAAATGGTCAATAGCCTTTTGGATATCCTGCTCAATAGGGTTGCCCTCTTTCTTACCTGCTCGGAGGAGATAAGCAATGGCTACACCCAAGTTGTAGTTATCTCTTTGAAAGTCCATACAGACATCAAAGGCTTCTATCTGCTTGTACTTACCTGAATAGTAACTTGGTGTCAACTTCCGTTTGATGGTACTTTGAGAGTTGGGCGGAGTTGCCCCTGTATTGTAACCGCCTGTCATCGTAGAATCCGAAGTGGAGGTAAAAGTGGTCTCGTAAGGTGATTTCGTTGATTTCATATTCTTCTGGGTATTCGGAGATATTATATTTCGCCTTCATTACTTTCCTTAAACGCTTTAAACAAGTTCATTGCTGATTCAGCACTAATTCCTTTTAGAGAGTAGTCTCTAATAATAAACTCTCTCAAGAGTCTTACTTCGTTTGCGAGTGCCTCTACACGAGCCTCACATAGTTCCAGATATTGGTCTTTAATGTCCATAGTGATTTTGATTTGATACGAATGTACACAAAATTATTTACATACAACATAGAGACAAAAAAAAAGAGGCTACTGCCTCTATATATAGATATATCTATTTATATATATAATAAGAGACCTATAGGTCTCTATATATATACTATATACTATATCTCTTTATATATAATATATATAGATATAAAAAAAGAAAGGTGGGTTACCCCACCAACTTAAACACCTGTATGTTATCAACGACTACTTAACATTACCTCTCTTGTCAATAGTGCGTACCGCAAAGTATCCACCTACTACAGTTACACTCAACATATTCCATAGGCTTATCCAACTGTCGTTGACATCTACCCAACCTAATCCATCAAAGAAGGTCATAAACACCAAGAATGCTATCACGACAATTAAGGTAAGAGGTCTTACATTCTTACTCAACCAAGAGTCCGATGTCATATCGGATTTCCATCTACTGCTTATCTCGGCTTCAATAGAGGCTCTTATAGCCTCTTTCTCCTCTGGAGTGGATACATACCTATCTACGACATTAGAAACCGCTTCTATGGTCTCCTTTGCGCTCTTTCCGAGTATTTTGTTTAGTAGTGGGTTCATTACAATTCTTTTTACAGGTACATTCCTTTGGTTCAGTTACACACCACTTACGAACCACAAGCTTCACATTCAGGGTTGTCTATACTACAAGCCTTGTCGTTTGCCGTGTCTTTGGTGAGTTCATCTACAAAGTCCTCAAAGTCATTTGAGAATCCGAAGTCCGTGTCGTTCATCGTATGTTCTTTAGTCTTTCGTTTTCTTTACTTAAAAAAAGCACCTCCGTGCGTAAGGCGTGTACTTCAGCAGTCAATGCCAATACCTTTTCATTGCTTTCAGTAAGCAAATCCTCCAATCGTTGTACACGATGTTTAAGGTCATCACGATAGGCGAAGTCTTCTTCTCTGTCCATCTCTCTCTCTTGTTGCTTTGCTTTAAGTCTTGCCTCCCAAAACTTCCACGCTGCTCCAGAGGTTAGTGCGGCTACTACCGCTATGATTACGCCTTGTTGTTCCATTGTCTATGCCAAAATTCGCTATGTACTCGCTTTACACTACTCAATGAGGATAGCCATAATACTACCCATCCCCAATGAGAAGCAGAGTTATTAAGATAACCACCCAAAGCGTAAAATGTTACTGTTGTGCTAAAGACTGTAAATGAGAGTAGTGAGGCAGTCTTCCTTAAATGTATGTCTTGCCGAGCAACGGCAAAGAGCTGAAATCCTCCTACCAATAAACCATAGATTTGATATACAGGCATCCATCCCAACTCTATAATAGTCGCAGGGAGTAATAATATGAAGTTTAACATCCCCAACATTATCTCCGTAGGCTGACTATCGGCATAGAGGAATATCTCCTTTAGATTGTTTAAGCAACGCTTTACCATTTCTTGTATCGTGTCTTTCCGTTTTCTTTATATGCTACGAGTACCTCACCTCTATTACCTTCAGCTTTGTAACTACAATGTACCCACGCAAACTCTCCCATATCATCTGGAAACTCACCTATCAATTGGTCAAAGGTTAGGTGGTCTTTGATGAACATAAAGAGTTCACGGTTGGTGTATCCACTTGTAGACTGCATATCCAAAGCCTCGCCTTTTGAGTGTTGTGAGTTGTTAGAACCTCCTATTGCTTTGTTCAACTGCTTTGACCGATAACCAGAAGTAACTCTTAATGGCTTTCCAAAGTGATTGCGACAAGGCTGAAAGATATTCTTTGCAACTTCCTTTAAAGCAATTAGGTGTGTTGCCGTTGGCTCGTTCACAATCCCTTTGCGTAAAGCAGTCGCAGAGTAGGTCGCTTCTGCAAGGCTTAAATTTTCGCATAACATCATATCGTTGTTAGTTCTATACAGGCTTCATCGGATAGGGCAGTTTCAAATTCTACTAATTGCTTAATGTAGGATTGGTGTTGGCGGTTTGGAGTAGTAGTATAATTTAAATACCTCCAATCTAAAACCTCATTACCAGTAGACAAGGTATTTCCGCTTGGGGTATATGGTGTTCCGTTCACGAATAACTTTGCATTTGTACCGCTTTTATAAAAAGCCATTTTAATAGTTGTACCAAGTGCTGCTCTCCAATCAAACATATTCACAAATGATACTGAACCACTACCTCCTCCCGTTCTGCCAAACTGAAAATAGCAGTCATCATTTTCTATAAAAAAATTATAGGCGGTGCTATTGTTAGAATTTAATAAATACAATCCGTCCTTTGTCAATTCAAATTCCATAAACAAAGTGTAGTTCCCTGTATAAGCAAGATTTGAACCTCTATCACAAACATCACCCAACCTCGTTTGCGATACCCCATATGTAGGTATGTAACTTGTGGGATAGGTCGCATCTTGCTCAAGTTGGAATCCATAGCCATAGAAGTAATTACCTATAGTTGTACTACCAGTAGCAAATCCTGTTGTCCCACTTGAAGCCATATATACCCTTAAACTTCCTGCACCAGAATAATTAAATCTTGCAGATACTCTCCACCAACCATTGCCATAATTTTCTGCCTTTAAATTGCTGGTTAAAGAACCTACGCTTGTTCCAAATTCACCTGTTTGACAATTAAAGTTGAAATAAGTATCTGCACTACCCGAATAAATAATATTTAACCAAGCATTGTTTCCATATTTGACAAATACGCTAACAAGAGGGTTAGTAACACCTCCAGAGATATCTGCAATACGAGTAAATACCGCTGATGTACCTGTAGCAGTTGATTTAAAGGCGTTTTGATATCCTTCTGGACTAATAGCATTATTGTATTCTATAGATGTATTGTTTGTGACAAATCCATATTCACTTTTATCTACTGAATTAGTCCTACTCGGTTCAAGCAATAAAGAAGGACACGAACCATTAGAATAATCTAATCTCGGCATATCCTCAAGTATCCCTCCTGCAACAGGAGCAGTAGTAGTCTCTACATAAGGGTAGGATACAAGACCTTGGTTGAGCATTGCATCTTGGATGTAGATAGAACCTGTTCCTGTAAAAACATTGTCATCAACAAGTGAATAAATGTTTACACCAGTAATTGTAGCGTTATATGTTACCGAACATCTAAACCATCCGTTTCCTACATCTTCAATATTCGCATCTATATCATTTCCTGTTACACCAATCCTACTGCCTGTTGTAGATGGGTTTAAATCAAAATTAGCACGAACAATGGGGGTTGTTAAAGAAATTAGACAAATCCAATTATTTGTATTCGCTTTAGCATAAACTGAAAATGACTGAACACCTGTTTGAGAAACACTTTGAGTTACTCTACCATCTGTTCCTGTTGAATTTAATAACCAAGCATCATTAGAGCCATCATACCCTTCGTAGCCATCTGTTGGAGTATCAGCATTAACTGATAGCCAAGTCGTAGTAAACGAATTACTCTGCAATAACAGATTCTCATACCCCTTCTCTATATAACCATCCGCATTAACACGAGTAGCACTTATATTACTACCTCTTGTGAAGGTAAAGTCTCCTGTTCCATCCGTAGGCTTTAAACTCCCAAGTGTACCATCCTCATAGCCACTCGGTATCATTACCAAACTTGCTGACTCTAATGCATTCATATTTCTATCGCTACCAATTCATTCAACGCTGCGTAAGTACAAGCCTCCGCCTCAAATACATCCATACGAGCCTGTAATGTATATACATACTCACTTGTCTCTACTATCTTGCTAACCGTATCCGTAATAATAACACCCTCATTAGGGTCGGCTAAATACGCAGATAAAGTCAAAGTACCATCCGCAAGAGATGATACATCTACAGGAACATCTACATCTGTATTATTTCCCATATCGTATACACCTCGTACTTCACCTCCTTGACCATCCGTAATGGTATAGTAGACATACGCAAAGGCTTGACCGTTCCCTACATTAAAACTCGCACTTAAATAGTTTTGAAAGTCCAAGACATCTTGATTCCAAGAGATGGTATACCCAACAGGTGGGTCTGTGTCTATCAACAACCCTATCCCTTGCGCTCGTACCGAGCCATCACAACAAGCTATAGAGTAGGTTGAGGTGTCCCAACACAAACATCCTCTTCTTCCTCCTTTTGGAGATGTCCTACTCGGTATATAATTCTTCTTCATCTATTGGAGGGTTACAATATGTTGAGTTAGGGTATAGGATACAATAAGCCGTAGCGTATTCATCTCTTGCACTTGAACTACCAAAGGAGTGAATACCCATTGGCGTAGGCCAGACTAAATACTGCTGCCATACTTGGTTAGGTACTTTCTTCCAATGTACATCTACGGCATACTTCTCACTTACTATCGCAGGGGTGAGTTCGTTTCCTTCTTCATCATATGTTGCAGGAGTTTTGGTAAGGTATCCCAACTTCACTACTGCTTCAGTTAGGTTTCCTTCCTCATCTCTTAAGAGGTCTATTGCAGCATCTGCTGCTGCCTCATCTACAAATTCATATTTACGAGTTATCATAGTTCTGGGTTTGGATACCATTCAGCACCTAATGATTCTTCTATCGTTAGCGTAGCATCATAATTAGGATGCTTGGGTATTGCAAAATCCAATCCGTTGGGATGCTCTACGATGGTTGCCCAATTCGTAGTTGTTCCGTTGTACCCCTCGCCAGTCGTTACAAGGGTGTTGTAGGCTTCCAAATCTGCCTTTGTTGTGCTTGTGTAGTACGCCATTAGTAGATTGAATAAAAGTCGTTAATGTTGGTTTCTATGCCCGTGCGGTTGCTTGATTGGTCGGTGTCCCATCTTATAAATTCTTGATAGTTTATATTAGACGAAGCAGAATTAGCGTAATCCCTACCAAGAGACAACCCTACAAAACTTGTATTGGCACCACTAATACCAGATGCAACAGATGTGTTATTTATATGAATCAAAGAATTTGGCGAATTACTTATATTGAAAGCCAATTTTTGTGTTGTATCAGAATTTGCAGAACTTGTTAATACTACACCTTCAAACATAATTTCTTTTTGTGGTGTTGAATTATCCGAACCATAATAACTTCTATTTGCGGTGTTTTGAACTCCACAATCAAAATAACAATTGAAAGAAGCGTTTAAAGAATCTGTGTTATATACAAATAAATCCGTTTTTATTACACTTGTAGTGAAGTTGTTATTAAGCAACCTTTTATTTAAAGATTGAATTGTTGGCTTATTATTAAGTAGCAAAGTAGAACCACTTGAAACGATTTTAGGTTGGTCTGCCGCACTCGCTTGTGTCACATCATTCCCATTCCCACTTTGGTCGTACCAAGTTACTACATACGCATCCAATCCGCCAGTACAGCGTGCCTCTAATGTTGCTGTGTCTAATTCATTGTTTACAAAACCAATGTTGTATTCTGGCTGACCTGTTGTGTCAACCCGTACACGAACACAGGACTCACCGCTCCACGCAGAAGAAAGCAGTCGTAAAGAATATGCAGCAGCAGCACCTGAATAAGTATCAAGCAATCCTGTGAATGAAGGAGCAGAAGCAGAACCTACAAGGTTGGTCTCATCGTGTCCATATGATAGGGCGTGTATCTTACCCCAATCTATTGTATTTCCCATATCTTAAATATCTTCTGGAACAGGTACATAAGTGATGCGTTCCAATTCATTTAGTTGGTCGTGTATTGCCGCAAAGGCAGAATCATTCAATACCGCAGTTCCTACAATCCAATTGTCGTTTCCATCTTTAGCAAACTTCAAAAGGTTGTCTCCGTTTCTATATCCATCTAAAGCCTCGTATTGGGCTTGTGTTGCTTTTAATACTATCATAAGGCAGATTTGTATGTGTTCAATGCACTATAAAAATCAGCGTTTTCACTTACTAATGAAGCACCCATTGCAAAGAATGCTACTTCAGTAGATGAGTAAAAGGGACCCGCTCTTAAAATCGTTTGGTTTTCTTGAGCAATATCTGTGCTATTCGCCGTGTGTGTTGTGCTTGTGGTGTCTTGGAATGCCGTCATATTCGTAGAAGATGTGCGATTAAATTGGCGCAATTTCTTTGAAGAATCAGAAAAATTTACTACGGGAGTAAATGAAGCACTACTTCCCATATTAATCCTTTGATTAGTGCTTGAAGCAGACATTCTAATACAATTAGAAACACTTGAGGGAACACCCGTAATGAAATTATTTAATACAAAAGTGTTGTTCCATATAGAAATGGATGCATCGTTTAGAGTATAATTAACCCCACTCACACTTGGGTCAAAATTAGTATCTAAATAAGAACTTGAGCCATTACCAGTAAAACCACCATTAGCCGTAAATGTCGGACTATTCACTTTTGTTGTTTGGAAACTTGTAGGAGTCTTCCAATTCAATGTCGCATAGTCGCTATCGCCATCCGTAGCGAACACATAGAACACATCAAGTTTATCCCAAACACCTGCCGTTTTCAAATCCTCTACAAGTGTATTCTGCAAGGTTTGTTGTGATGCACTTGGTGCAGTATATCCAAGAGATGAGGCTTGGTCTAATACGGCTTGATAGTCAGCATCAAAACCACCTGCCGTAGCAGCACCTGTACCCCAATTGATAGCATTGTTTACTGCGCCCTGTCCCCAATTTATAGTGTTGTTAGCCATTCTTCTCTAATTTTTTCACAAGCTTCTCAAGCCTCTTTAAGTTAACCGCCTTTGGTTCGTAGCGTTTCTTACATAACCCATCCTTGAAAGAGGGCATCTTTGTCTGGGTACATATCTTCATCTGTACTTGCATTATATTCAGGAAAGTTTGCATTGTTGAAAGACATATAATCAATAAACCTACGAGTGTAGTGTTCAGCAATGTCTCTATGCTTATTAGTTAAGAAGTCTACCTCACTCTTCTCCATAGCAATACTGTTCTCTGCCGTGTGCTTGTAAGCACCTCCATTACCTATCGTGTAAGCAGAATGAGGTAAGTATTCTACCATAGCCCAATGAATCAACATCGGTTGAACATACTCATCCAATAGGTTAGCGTAGTTCACAGGCAAAGTATCCGCAATGATATCATTACGCAACTTGTCGTACAACTTTGTGCCAAGATAGTTTTGGATGTGAATCTCTTGAGCAATCTCTATGAACTGCAAGAACTTATCGCTATCTACATTTCCAGAGATTACGCTATTGCGTACTAAATCATCTCTTTTTATAAATAATACCTTTGCCATTATTTTCCGTAATTAGGGTGATGACCTTGTCTCGGCATATCAATAGGGGCTACCGCAACCTCTTGAGGGTTTTTAGGTAGTTTAAATCCTTCTCGTACCGCTTGGTTTACATTCACATATCTTGTACCTCTCAAGGCATCGCCTCCGTAAGGTTCTCCATTCTTATTTAACTTCTTCTTGTACACTCTACGCTCCCATCTATGGTAGCAGTTTACTCCTCCCTTGTACTTAAACAAAGAATAGTTTCTACCCTTGTGTCCGAAGCTCTTGTTTACACCTCTTGCACTCATCATACCGATGTCTTCCTTGCGGTACAACTTGCCTTGTGATAGCATTGTCTTGCAGAAGGGTCTTGAACTGCCTTTAGCAGTCTTTTTAGTACCCTTTACATACTTATACCTCACTTTGTATAATTCGGTGTCTTGTGTGCTATCCTGTGTAGCCGAAAGGTTTACCAATCCGTTGAGGTATCCCTCTACATCAAAGTCCTCTGGCTCATCCTCTCCTACGATTTCTGCATCAACGAGTTCCCACTCATCGGAAGGCTCATCCTCCCCCAAGTCAGCCAATGCATCTAACATCTCGTGGGCTAACTTGTCATCAAGAAAAGGGCGGCTATCAGCACTTGAGAGTTCCTCCTTTACATCTTCTTCAATGTCTGCTTGTAACTCTAATGGTTGTAGGGTCTTGAAGTAGACATTTAAGGATGCTCCGTTTACTGCCATAATATCATCAATAGCATCAAGAATCATCTCTTGGATAGGGCGTACAACCGTGTTGTGAAATAGAAGACTCGCAGTCTTCAACTCATCAGCATTATTACCCAAGCCTGTATTGTCCTTGATACCCATCAGCATCGGTGAGGTAACTCTATGGGCTACCATCAACTTACGCATACTCTCATCCGCCAAGAATTGGTATTGCTCACTTGCATCACTCAACTGAACAGGCTCAATACTTGCAGCCATCTCCTTGTTGTCGTTAAACGCCAAGATGAACTTACCAGAGTTGCTTGAACCACTAAACTTTTGAATGATTCTACGCTCAATCAGTTCACGCTCCTCTTCAGTTGGTACACCATTGTTGAAGTTAATCAACATACTTGGTGATAAGCCGTTCTTAATGTTGTTGATGTGGTAGTTGGCTACCTCTTCCTCCAACTCGGCATAAGGGAGACCCCCTTGATAGTCTACAGGAGAGTAGTAGTAAAATCCACTACGATAAGGCTTGATGCAATAAATCTCAAGACCCTCACTCTTATCTCCATATCCAAAGGCAGGGATGCGTACAGGCTCAAAGCCTTTCTTACGAATCTTTGTCCAATCTTTAGAGTAGTAGTATCCTTCTACTTCACCATCATCGTTCATCTTCTCCATACGGAGAGTCTCAATAGGCATATGCTCTACTTGAACGATTTTAGTCTTCTGCTTATTGTAGATAACTTGGAAGGCTGCTTGACCCATCGCCTTTAAATCAAAGGTGACCTTACGCATACAAGTGCGAGAGAAGAGACTCTTCATCATTGCAAACTCATCAGGCTTTCTACTTGCATCTGTAGCGTGTAGACCCTTTCCGTAGATAAGTTCGGTCATACCATTGATAATGGCATTGTTGGTAGCACTACCATTGTACCTGTCAATGAGGTACTGAAAGTAGTTGTTATCTGCACCATAGGCTACCCATTCCTTACGGTTGTCTTCAACAACTTGGGGTGTAGTATGCGATGCAAGATTTACGATGCGGATATTACTCATCGGTATATGTATTGATTATCATTGTCGGTGTCTTCGTAGTAAGTGAACTCACCGCTATTTATGCTGAACTTCTCTAAATCCGTTTGGTTGGTGCAATATACCTTACCTCTATATATCTCGTTAGAGCCACTTATTTTAATCGTGTAGTATCTACCCTCAACAAAGGTGTAAGAAGGTGTTATGTGTAGGTAATTCGCCTCCTGCGTAGCCGTAAGAGACTCGGTGGTAGAAGTATTTGTCTCCTCATCAGTAATCAATACCGATACGCTTGTTTCAAACGCTCTGGGAACAAAGTATATCTTCTTATCCGTTGTAGTTACTATATGCATAATAGGTTAACCACAAGAAGGGTAAAGTGTTATAAAAGAAAAGGGCAACCCCGAAGGACTGCCCTAACCAAACCAAAACACCTATGTCAAGTGTCCTACAAATATACTACTTTATCACGAAGTAACAATAGTTGGTGTTGCAGATGTCATACCTGCAAATGGATTACCATCTGTTGCTCCATTAAGGAAGTTCGCAGCAGTACGCTCCATAGCATTGAAAGTAAGTGTGTATCCACTCATATCTCCCATTGCAGCACCTGAAGCAATAGTACCACCTGTTACATCCGCTCCGTGTTCACGACCTACCAAGTAAGCGTTTCCGTTGTAGTCCTCAACAACAATGTGAGGTCTTCCATACGCCAACAACTTGATTTCGTTGTTATCCTCCTTGCTCAATTGTGGCAAAGAAAGGCTAACCGCTTGGTCAAAGAATACTGTTCCGTTCTCACGAGAAGCGTTGATTGTCTGCTCTACTGAAGATGTGCCTTTCAGCTCATACTTGTAGGCAGAGAATGTTCCTGTCATATCAGTTACCTCATCCGAAGACAAAGTAAGTGTTCCTAAATCACCGAAGTCTACGAAGTAAACCGCTTTAAGACCACCTACCGACTCACGGCAAGGTAATGCACGACCTTTTGTTAAATCACAAGCCATATTATTCTTTTTATAAAAAAGGGCAGACAAGCATCAGCCTACCTGCCCCTTCTGTTATTAACTAAACTAAACTACTATGTGTAGTAAACGATGTCAGCACCAATTCCGTATTGTACACCTG